TCAAATCGTCTTTCAATGAAGCTACGATTGTGTTGTCAGGCATACCCTCACAAACTACAACTTTAATTCCTAAGAAAGTCAATCCCAAAGGTAAAGTTACATAAGTCAAAGTGTTACCAGATGCAGCAGCAAGTTCGTATGCAGCAGCTACATTTGAAGAAACTCTAAAACGTAAATCAGCTTTTTTGAATCTTACTGATGCTGGTAGTCCATTAAGTACAGCCTCAAAAGTAGCCAATACATTTGAAGTATTAATAGCACCACCACTTGTATAAGCAAGGCTTCCACCGTCTTTACAAAGTCGAGTTAAATAACCGTCACAAAGTGCCAATAAATCATTCTCGCTTGTGATATCACCTTGCCATCTGATTAACTCGATATCCTCTTCGATTTGTTTTGCCATTTCTCCCCAGTAATAGTTCATGAAAGACGGTACTGAGAAATCACCGTTAGAACCTTGAGTCATTTGCAAAGCAACGAAAGATTGCTCTAAGTCAAATTGACAGATTTGAGCCATTGCAGAGAATGCACAAACATCGATATCAATAGCATTCAATGAATCATTTGGAGCAGTAAAAGCACAAGTTGATGCTTGTAAAATAGACCCAAATGTTACGTTACCAAGTTTTGTACGAGATTTAATTCCCGGCAAAGCCCGATAAGTATCTGCCACATCAGCAGTTAAATAAGCACGAGAATAAAACTCGTTAGGATTCGGACATAACAATGCGTTTGTTTCAATATCCAAATCAAATTTTAATTTTCTTTCCATTTTTATTGTTTGATTTTAATTAATTACTTAGTTTGTTTAATGCACTGAACTTTTCAGCGATTGACATTTTTACCTCAGATTTAAGTTCGATTTCCTCTTCGGATTTTTCCACTAACATTTCCTCAATTTGAGTTTTTAAGTCAGCGATAATTTTTAATAAATTGTTTACTTGCTCCTCAAGAATTGGTGTAACGATAGCCAAAACAGCTTCAGCATCCGTTGTCGGGTCAACTGCCATTTTTTCTTCTTTTACAACCTCTTCTGTTGCAAGTTCTTCGGGTGCCGGTTGCTCATCAATTGGCTCGGTTTCGGTTGTTACTTCCTCTTCGACAACTGATTCACTTTCCATTGCAACCTCTTCTTTCGGTGCATCTTTAATCTCGATAATTTCTCCGCCTTTTACAACGTAGACTTTACCTTCAATTAGATGTTCGCCATCAGGTAACTTCATATTATTTAATTTTAAGTGATTACTTAATTTAAGACCTAAAAACCCCTCAATAGAAAACCCGATTTGCTCATTACCAACTAATTCAGCATAGTATTCTTTGTCAGTGATTTGAGCAGTTAACATCAATGTACCTTTAGGAACTTCAATTCCAAACGTTGTAAATGCTTTATCATATTCCGGATTGTCTACAATCCATGATTCAAGAATAAAAGCCGGAACCGTTTGTGCTTGGTCATGTTCTAAGTTAAATACATCGCGGTTTTTTAAATCTTGCATGAATTTAGCATGGATTTGTTCTATTGTTTCCGCTGTAAATTGTACGTAATACTCGCCCGTTTCGTCATCCCGTCTATATATCTCCATTGGAATCATTGCCGGTGCTGTTACACGATATTTTACATCATCTGCAAATAACATTTTGGCATCATGGTTGAATGCCATACCCTTAACTTTAATAGCCGGATTTGAAGTAAATGCGATTTGTTCAATGCCTAATTCTTGACCGTCTGAATACTCAGGGTCAATAGTGATTTTATAAACCGGTAGGTCTTTGGTCATGCCTATATTAAATTTTATTTATATTTGTTCAAAAATTATAAATATGATTGAAGTTTTAGGTAGGCAAATAGCCAATAAAATGAATGAAATTACTGTTGAGGAATTTGAAAAGATTTCTGCAATACATAACGATTCCGAACTTGACAATGTAGAGAAACATATTCGTGTTTTTGAAGTCGTTGGAATAGACGAAGAGGAATGGGATGACTTTAATTATTTCGTTGAAAAGACCCGAGAATTTAACAATGACAATTACGAAAAAAAAGAGCCAATCGGAGAAATTGAAATTGACGGATATACCTACAAAGCTGAATTAAAACTATCTGTAAAAGACACAAAGCTAATTGAAAAGCTAATCAACAAAACAAATAAACATAACGTTGCTGATATACTCGCTATCATGTTTAAACGTACCGATTTGAGCAATACAGAACACTATGCCGATGCTCACTTAAAACACAAAGCAAAACTATTTAGAATGCAACCTGCTGAAATTGCTATCCCTTATATAACATTTGTAACAGAAACAATTTCAAATCATGCTAATAAACAAGCTTCCGACAAAGTGGAATCAAATAACGATTGAGCAATTTCTTGAACTTAGAAACTTAGAAAAGTCAGACGGTGTTTTTAGCTATCAAATTGATTTGATTTGCACTTTATTAGATGTTTATCCCGAAGAGTTTGACGATATTACAATCCAAGAACTTGACGAATATATAAGCAAAATAAAGTTTATAAACTCGGAGCCACCAAAACAATATCTTTCAGAATTTGATAAGTTTAAATTGAAGCCATTATCTAAATTAACACTTGGCGAGTTCATTTCTTTGGAATCATATTTCTCAGATGACTATGTAAAGAAACTGCCAAACATTATAGCAATACTTTATCGTAGGTTTCGTGTTAATGAATGGGGCGATAATACCCTCGAATCTTATAATTATAATTCAAATGACCGTTTAGATTGGTTTCTTGATTTTCCTATTACGCACGTTTACGGAATACTTCCGGAATACATGAAATTTAGAGAATCTATTATTGACCAATACCAAAATCTTATGGATGAAACAGAACAAGACGATTACGAGGAAACAGAACAGTTGGATGCTGAGGAACGCAAAGCAATAGATGACGAAAAACGACAGAAAAAATGGGCTTGGGAGCAGCTTATATGGTCGCTTTGTCAAGAAGATTTAACTAAGTTTAATGCTGTTTGTGAATTACCCTTAATTCTTGTGTTCAACTTTTTAGGAATGAAAAAAGAATTAAACATTTAGTATTCCAATGCAGCCCAAAACTCACCAAATAACGGATTAAAGTCATAGATTACGTTTTGCTTTTTACGTAGCATTGCACTCACTTGAACTAATGGATATTTTTGTGTTAAAAAAGCTAAATACTCAGCATACATTTCACTAATAATACCCTCACTTTCTAAACGATTATTAAACTGCCTAACTAAGTGATAAGGTTCGATTGATATTGTTCCATTATTTAGAAACCCAAAGTAATACGCAGCCAGTATTTCGATTCTTAAATTACCCTCAGTTGTAAATTTAGCATTTATCCTAACTGATTCATACAAAGTACCCGTATCTATTAACGCATCCTCTTTGATAACTTTTTTAAGAACACGTGCGGCTTTGTTTCTTATTTTGTATTTAAGTCTAAATTCTGCTGCTGGCATACCTATATTAAAATTAATCTCCTATTTGTTCAGGAACTTGACAATCTGTATAATTGCTAATCGTACACGTAACTGTCATTACCCACCCCGCTGCATAATCTAATAAGTCGTTGTTTAAAGGTCGCATTGTTGGTGGTGCCATTATATCTATTGAATAGTCATTACTATCAGTAAACCATACATAAAAGTCGTTTAATATCAAATGACAATCGCTTAGAATTACGTTTATATTTGCTCGGTCTTTTTGTATAATATCCATGCAATAAATTTCAAGTTGAATATCCGTAGTAAACCCCTCAACTCCTGGTGTTGCATCTATTGGAGCAATATAAACCAAAGGGTATTTTTCGTCTTTCGTTGCGAAATTAGGTAACTGTTCTACAAAGTCAGAACCTACCTTTTTAACTTGCAAATGATTATTATAAAACGTTGAAATTTTATTTATTAAACTTTGGTATGAAATCATAACGTTGCGTTTTTATTGATTTTAGCGATTTTATTTTGCGTGTTTGTTAGTTCGGTTTCACTTACTACCGCCTTAACTGTTATTTCGGTTGCTTGTGTTTGACCATTTGCACCTACATTATTCATATTATTACCCTGTCCGAATAAATTGAATGACGGTGTCGCTCCAGTTGTCGATGTTGAACTTGCACCCGGCAATGACGGTTGATTAGTGCCACCCCCACCAGCAGTTGATGTGAATTGTGTTGATGCTATTTTAGCGATATTAGCAGCTGATATAGCAGCGGTTGCAACTAAGTTAGCAATTCCAATCGGATTAGGTACAACTCCAATAGCCAATGGAGCAGAAGCTAATGAAGCTGTAATTGCTTTTCCGGCATCCACAATGGCACCAGCTAATTGTAAAGATTTATTAAACTTAAATTGTTTTTTAGCTAACTCTTCCTCTTCCTTACTGCCCTTTTTAACTTTTGACATTTTAGCAGCAAAGGCAATATCGCCAATTGCTTGAATGGATTTAACTCCGGATTCTGCAATTTGTAAATCATCCTGAGCAGCTTTTATTTTAGCATCCCGTATTTTTTTAGCCTCATCTTCTTTTAGCTTGACTTCTTGGTCGCTATATTTTTTAGTAATATCTGCAAGTTCTTTCTCTTGTTGCTCTTTTAGTTTTTTGGTATCTAATCCAAATTTCTCAGCATTTGCGATTAACGTAAAATACTTTGAATTAACAGCATCTTTTTCACGTTCTTGTTCTCCCATTACTTGCAATCTATATTGTTCATAGAATGCCTCTTCTGCATCTAATTGAGCTTGGTTATTTGCCTTAATTGCATCAAGTAATTTCTTTTGTTTAGCATTTTCAGCTTCAATTTCAGTTTGATTTTGTTTTTCTAATTCAACTTTCAACTGTTCTGTATATAATGCTTTTAATTTTATCTTTTCGTCTTTCGTGTATGTTTCGCTTTTTTTAACATCTTCAATAAGTCGTGCGTATTTTTCCCTTGTGATTGCCTCTTCTCTGTCGCTGTCATCTTTAATCAATGAAAGTTCAATATCTTTTATCGTTCTTTGTGTTGCTAATCTATCCGCAGCAAATTTCTTCGCTGCCTCTACTGCTTTTTTATTTGCATCCGCTTGTTTCTTTGCTGCCTCTTCAGCTTCTTTTGCACTTGCATCCGCTTCTTTTTTAGCCTCTTCTCGTTTCTTATAATAGTCTTCAGCTACTAAATACTTTCTGTCTCTTTGACCAGCTTCAATTAGTTTTTTTTCCTCTTCGATTTGTTTACCTAATTCAGCTATTTTCTTTTTATCAGCATCCTCACCTAATTTTAACTCTGCAAATAATGCTTTTGTTCCACTTGCAACACGTCTTAACGATTCCTTTTCAACTCCTTTGCTCTTTTTTATTTCTAAGTCCAACGTTTCTTGACCTCTCAACTTTGCCATTTTAATTTCAAAGTCATAACTTGCGGTTAATGAGTCACTCCGTCTTTTAGAACTTTCGACAACTTTCTCATTCGCAGCAATCATTTTTTCTGCATTCTCTTCAGCTGCATAACTTGTTAAACCTAACCAATCTGTGAGGTCTTTGAATGCCTGAATAACCGCCTTAATAGGAACCATTATCGCATCAAAGATTTTTTCTAAAATTCCAAGTTTATGTAATAATAAAAGAACAGCGGCAACGATTGCAACGATAACAGCAACTAATAAAAATATCGGATTTGTCAATAATGAAATTCCCATTGCTATAAATTGCTTTG